AACTGGCGGCTTGTCAAATCCTGCAACAGGTAATCGGGATGCGGATACCCGAGCCTTAGGCAGAGACGGAACAGGAGGCGGCGACGGTGCCGCCGTCTGAGTTTCCCTGCTGTTCCTCCATCTCCGACAGACCGTTGAGCCGCGAGGCTATATCCGCCAGCTTGTTCAGCATGGCAGCGCCCAAGCAGCGATTCAGTTTGCCCGCATCATCTGGGCTGAGAATCAAATTGCCGTTCTCGTCGCAGAGCGTTTGCACCAGCAGCTTGGCCCGCCAGTTCTCACGCTGCGGCACCAGCTCGATGGACCCGGACTTCCCTCTTTCCTCTCGGAATAGGGAGAACTCATACGCCTCGCGCTGGGCTCCGGTCATTTCTCGGACGTAGACAAAATCTCCGTTGTCCAGGTCCACCCGCTCCACCGCCAGCTTCCGTTCCTGCAGTAGCATGTCACGATTCAGAAAGGCCATTTTGGTTATATTCCTCTCTGTCAATATAGCCCATGGTTAGGGCCAGGTGAAAGTTACGCCCCAGCGCTCGGGCCGGAGCCGGATTCCAGCGTCACCGAACCGCTGATTTTGATGGTGACGTCCACGGTGATTTTGTCATCCGGAGAAATGGTGAGCGGAATTTCCGTCACCAATCCCTCAAATTCCAGGGTAGTGGTGTCCGAATCCGGGAGCACGATTTCGTAATTCTGCTTCGCATCAGACTCGAAATCGCTCTTCATGGTTTCGTACTCATCCCTGGAAAAAGTCATGTTGAACGTGATCGTTCCCGCATCACGGAATCCCGCGATAAACTCGCGGTATCCACCGACGCTGTCCAAAGACGTGACGTCAATCACATCCCTGGTCATGCCCGGACCAGTGATCGAATTGACTTTGGCGATCTTCACCCAGGTCCCGGTGGAGGAATTCCACCGGCGAAACTGAGTGCCGACGCCGGCAACAGGATCTCCCATTTTTCTACCTCCTTTGCATGTCGAAGTTCATGGAGAAAGTGGCCCTGCTCTTCTCGTCCCAGAGAAGCAATGATGGTTCATCCGTGGAGCGGATGACCGTATATGTAGTACCATTGAGCACGATAGGTCCCCGACCATGCAGAACCTGGCGGATGTCATCTGCCAACTGCCAGGCGTCCAAATAACTGGTATCCCTGACCTGAATCTGGATGGAGGGGTAATAATACTCGCCGCTTCCACCCAATTCCAGATCAGGACCAAACCCCGGCGTGTCGAAGATGGTCACGCAAGAATCGGGTTCCGGCGGACTCATGCCAATGAACAAATTCGTGGCGAATGATAGCGCCAGCGCACTTTCTGCCTCAAGCAAGTCTTTGATATCCACAGATGCCGGATTCATCTTTCCACCTTTGATTCTTCCTGGATGACTTGCAGTATTTGCTTACGATTTCTGCGAAGAGCGGCCTGCAAAAACTTGGCACCAGAACCAGGTCGCTGAAACCGCTTTCCCACAGATTCATGAACCATTGCCGCATACCATGCAGAAAATCCAATTATTACCACCGGGCCTTTGGTAGCCTCGTTCTGAAGAACAGTCCCCGCCGCCGCAACAGTTTGTCGATGTTGCCTAGCCATCCATCCACGGTCAAGTCCCCTGAAATTTGGGGATTTACCATGGGACACACTCCCCTCGCTAGTGATGACATACCGACTCGCACGAAGATACTCGCACGAAGATTGCCCGTATCAATCGGAATCAAAGGCGGAGTTTTTTCCATGTCCCGAATCACCAATATTGCTGCACGGATTAAGCCTTTCATGGTCCGGCCTTCAATACGCTGCACTGCCTTGTCGAGATTCCGCAGCGTTCGTTCAAGCCCTCTGGTTCTGGATTCCCCAGTTCCTGGTTTATGATAACCCATTAACGTATTCTACCTTCCCCTAGGTAGGCCATCCGAAAATATGCCAGACCGTTCATGGTTGGCACTTTGTCCAACCGCATAATCTGATACGCGTTGTTGACTAGGGTGGGATCACTTTTCTGGTCCTCCGACAAATCGGACAACGAACCAAGGTACAACATTCCTTGCTCATCCACATCTTGACCCACCTGGACCTCGGCCCGGCTTACCATTTCCCTGCCCCGGTTATCTGAAATCACCCGAGTACTGTCTACCCAACGGCAGGAAATCTCTACAGGCGTCGCCCAGGTAAATCCACCATATCCGTCATTGGTAGGCGATCCCCAGTACACTGCCGTTTGGTTCAAATTTCTGTTTGGAAAACCCATCACAACTCCTAATCATCGAAGCTGTCTATCACGTTGATAGAAATTGCGGCTTTGCCCGCCTTGGCGAAGGTCCCCGTGGTGTCCAGTTGCCGAACTATCTGCCCGTAAAACGTGGCGTCCAGCCCCATACCCGTTTTCCCCTGGTACGTGATGCCAGCGTCTTTTGCTTTTTCTGCCTGGGGCTGTTGCTCCCTGGTCATGGCAATCAGATGAGCAGTAAAATACTTCTCGATGCTCGCCTTCTGGGCGTCGGATAATTCGGTTGAGGAACCAATGAGATCCGTCACCACGGCATTGGCGTCGGTGATGAAAGATTCCACAATGGCATCGGACAAATCCGTATTGATAATCTGCTTGACCTCGGTTGCTGTGGTGCGGTTAGCCATTGCACACTCCCATCGTCAGGACACCAATTGCCAGCGCCCGGCTGCCACCATGTAATCCAGCGTGTCTTGTGGACAACACACATGGATTTTGATTCCCTCGTCCATGACATCCAATCGCCACCAGCCGGTATCCTCGCCAGCGTACAGGGGCGGATCACCGTTCATTTCATTGGGCAGGTCCGGATTTCCGTCAGCTACAACCCGTGCAATTACAGTAGCAGTGATCATCGTATCTCCAAGTCCGCGAATTTCGAGAGTGGGTCGGTAGAAAAAAGGCCGGCCCATTCGCCGGTAAGCCCCGACACGGTTTGGTTAGCTCCTACCTGTTCATCGTCATAAAACACTGCGTATGAATCTGCCCCAACGCGGCGGATTTCAATGGCCGCTCCGGGCACGTATGCCTTCACAACGCCGACAAGCGTCAAGAGGTCCCCATTGAGCAATTGTCTGAAAACCACCGCGCCCTGCGGCCGGTCGTATAGCGCCATCAGTCCGTTTTGCGGATTGATGCGGTCGTCGATATAAGCGACAACCGCGGCAAACCCGCCGCCGTACGAAGTCGCCACGGATTTGACGGAACTCACGTTCTTGCGCTTGACCAGAGCGAAACAATCAGCGGTGGTGATTTGTTTCATGCTCAGGTCGTCGAACAGGCCAACATCGCCAGAATCATTCCCGACCATCATGTACGGCCGCGCATACGTCGCCGAAGCGCTGGTGATTTTGAATACCGATACCTGTTCGTAGCTCGAACCATCAGATGCCCACCCATCTCGGGATGAGGTAACGCCATCATACAGACTCAAACCGACCCGATCCGCACCAGTAGACCTTTTGCACCAGCCGGTGAGTTGGATAATGGCCCCACCAGTTATCTCTGCATCCGGATTCGGCCTGGCAGCGCTGTTATACTGTCCCCGCGTCACCTTAAACGCCGCCGCCCCGCCATGCGCGTCCGCGTCGGTGGTGATATCCGCTCCAGCTCCAACGGCAATCCATGGAGACACGCCGGATTCGGCGTCCGTGTTGACGATAAGCTCCGAACCGAGGGAGGGGTTGGCGTGAGCTTCACCGTCTGTGACAGTGAACCCATTGTGAATCAACCAGCTCGGCATGACTCCCATTTTGGAGAAATCCCATAACAGAGGACGCCGCACAAACCCAAACGGTTGGGATATCCCGCCCGGTTGATCGGAATTGTGGAAATCCCAAAACGGCAGTTTTAGCCTGTCGCTTCGCATTAGTTCACCGCCAAACCACGCACTCGGGAACAGCCAACGCCGGAATCTGCTGCCGTGGCGTCTTTGGAAAACTGGTAATGCCCGGGCGCGAACAATCCGATGTAGTTATCGTCGCTACTCAGCCGTAGATTGACCCCGTCCTTTTTCAGGTTGATCCAGTTCCCGGAGTCATCCTCAACCAGGATGTCGACATATTCTCCATCGCCCAGACCCCAGGCGTACACCATGACCGGTATGCTCGGGCTGTCCTGAGTGCCGACGGCTCGGGATTCAAAAGCGTCCTGGCCAAGAGTCAGCGTTGCCGTAGCGGCTGCTTTCCTGCTGGATATGATGGTGTGCATCGGCATATCATTTCCTCCTTGCCTTCCATAGTTTTGGGTCCACGAAATCCAAAACCCTGCTGTCCCACTCTAGTCCCAGCCATTCGATGGTCTCGTATAACTGGGAGTAATCACCTTGAATCATGCGCTCGGACCAAACCTGTTTTACATTCAGCCCCGTCCGTATCATCTCTACCCATCGATCTTCGTGCTGATGAACCCACCAAAGCCAGCCATCATACTCGTTTTGTGCGCCAACCGCCCGCTGATTTTCCCGGTTACGGAACGCCCGCATAAACCCGGTACGCTGGCAGGACCGGATGATATCTGATGTTTTCCTCCGAACAATTATCCATTTGGCGTTTGGAAAAGCATATGCCCAAACCGGCCAAATGAGGGTGACTTTTGCACCCTTGTAGTACCAGGGTCCTGTTTGATAACCCTGGTCCAAAATGACTTGCTCCACCCGCACCCGCCAATC